GAACGCTTGCTTTCTCTTCGTCAACTCTTATTCCCCTACGCCTGGTATCTATTAAAATAGGTAATAATTCCATCTCCATTTCCCAAACATCGTGTAGGGACTGCTTAGATATCTCTGTTTTAAGCCTATCCCATAAACGTAAGGTTAGCCCTGCATCTTGCTCAGCATAGAAGCCTACGTAGCCCGCAGGCAGCTTCCACATGTCAGCTTTTGGGTCAATTCCCCATTCTTTGGCTTTTTCATTCAAAAACGTTTCATTTTTAATTTCACCTAAATAATCTTTTGCACATGCATTTAAACTAAAACTAAATCTATTTTCATTGATGATTGCAGCAGCAATCATAGTGTCAACTATCTTACCTTTAATATCAAAACCATTTACAAGTAACCAACCAACATCATAACTAGCATTGTGAAATATTTTAGTTGCAGGTAAGTTTAAAATATCTTGCATCCATGCGCAGGTTATTCCTTCATCCATATTGCCTCCTGCATCATGATGTATAGGAAAATACCATTGTTGACCTAAAGCTGCTACAGCAAAACCTACAATATGCCCATCAAAGGTAGCCCAACCTGCTCCTTTGTTTTTGATATTAGGATCTTTAGTTTCTAAATCTATTGCAATTTCAGTAGCTTGGGACAGGTCTGGATATTCTGCAGGGCAGATCCAATCACTGTCGTTATAAATAAAATTAAGTTGATGAGTCATTTTTGATTAATTTTTATAAGTTGTCTTACTAAAGTTGTACCTGGGTTTATATCAAATTCTTTTATGCATCCTAACAAACTTCCCGACAGCGCAAGGATTACAATAATAAATTTTATTTTTAACATTTATTTTTTTGTATTTTTTAATCTTTTAATTTCTAAATCACAATAATGTTTTATTTTTTGTAAATCTTCAACTTTATTTTTAAATAAATACCTACAAACATATTTAACAACACATCCTTGAAAGAATGATAATTTATTTCTTGATATAAATTCATATGGTTGAATGTCAAAATTTTTATAGTGAGATCCCCCAATTTGTTTACCTTCTGGAAAAGCTTCGTCAAACATTTCTGAATTAGACATTTAAAACCTCCAAAGTTTTTAAATTTTCAGCAGCAGCAGAAATTTTATTTATTAGCTTATCTACTTCATCAAGATGCTGCGGGTGTTCACCAATTCCTACACTACTCTCTAAATATATTTTTATCGTAGCCTCGGCTTCAGAGATTTGAGATTCATATCTATCTTGTAAAGCTTTCATTATTAACTTATTAACGTCCATAGTTTGCCTCATATAGTTTAAAATATTTTCCTAAAGGAAAATTATATTGATGATAAGTGCCTAACAAGTGTAATGTTTGTTTAGATCTAGTGGCACCCGTATACCAGACCCTAAGTTCTTGAACTTTATCTGAAAATTTCTTTTTTTCAAAGTGTGATGGAAAATTACATTTACTTGCTAAAACAACATTATCTGCTTCACCTCCTTTTACTTGATGTATTGTATCTATGATTATTTTAGGTGGTTGTGATAAGTCTACACCTTCTTCCATAAGTTTCTTAAAATATTTTTTATCTTTGTCTTTAAATTTTCTTTTAAACACTTGATTCCATGATCCTTTTTCATCTCTCATACCACATCTAAGATGTAATTCATCAAAATTAAACACTTGATTTGGGTGAGCAAAAGACCATTTTTTACTGTCCGATGACCGGTATCCGTGATCAATATTTAACAAAAACTCATACATTGTTACAGCTTCTTCTCTAGTAATACTACCTCCCTCACAAATCTTATCCCAATGTTGAATAGCCGAATATTGGTTTGGATCAAAAGATTTATTATTTTTCTGGTCTTGGTAATACAAACCTAAGTTACGGGCCTCCTGTTGCAGTTCTTTTTTAACATCGTTAATTCTGGCTAAAACCATCCAATCACCTTTTATATCCCAAGGTACTTTTTTTAAGCCATTCCATCTATAAATAGCGCCCTCCTTACCATTAGAATAAAATTCTTTTTCAACACGACAATTCCCCATAGTTTTTAAAATACAATTAGAAAAAAAATGAATATTTTTATTTAAACGCACACTCTTATTTAACACAATAGATCTTCCAGGAAAATTTTGAAACTGTTCTACTTCAGCACCGTTCCATTCATAAATTGCTTGATCATCATCTCCTGCAATATAAACCCTTTCAACTACTTTCGCCAGTTTTACAACTAAATCCCACTGTAAGGGTGTTAAATCTTGTGCCTCATCAACCATTAATACCTTAAATGGAACTGATAAACCCTCGTTAATAAATTTTTCTATCATGTCTGTAAAATCTAATCTATCCGGTGTTCGTTGTCCGTTAGCTAATTCCATTGTTTTAAATTCTTCGTAACCTGCAATAATTGATTTAAATTGTTGTAATCTAACTGATTTTCTAGATTGTTGTTTGTACAACCACACAGGATCTACTTTCATGTTTCTTGCTCTGTCATAAATTTGAAGAGACCAGTTGTTGTAAACCTTTGCATCATCATAATTTTCTTTGTAGTTTACTTTTACAGTTCCATATTGTGTGTGAAACATTAGTAAGTCACTCTTAGGATCTAAAACGGGAATTTCAGCAAACTGTTGTCTGGCCAAAGAATGTAGCGTTCTAAAATATTTGAAATCATCTTCGTCATATTCTTTAAATTTTTTCCTAACTCTTGATATACATTCATTTACAGCCTTATTGGTAAAAGAAATATAACAAATTTCATCAGGTGAAGTACCTTTTTTAAGATACCTCTGTACTCTCTTGAGTAAGTTTTCTGTTTTACCTGTACCTGGGGGTCCAAATATTTTAATTGTCTTCCCACGCAGCTTTTGCTTTAATAAATTTGACATCTTTGTTTTTATGTTCCATTTGTTTTGGTAAGGTTACCACCCAATGTCTGCTACTAATATTTTGAAATTTCTTTTTTGGTTGAGCTCCGCCTTGCTCCAAAAACCTAGTGCATTCTTTTTCATTCCAGTTGTAACTCATTTTTTTCATAAAAGATCTAAAGGTTTCTAATTTAAATCTCATTTCATTTTCATCTCTCCAAATATTACCTGAATCTATTTGATCAAATTCAGTTGTATCTTCAATATCTTCTAAAAATCTTGTCATTCTAGAATTAAATACATCATCCCCTTCTTCTTTTGCATCAAAGCCTTCCATATCTTGCTTGTTGTTTATTAATTCTTCCAACCAATCTCTATAAGGATCTGGATCTCTTTTAGTTGCTTTCAAAGGTCTCCAAACAATATCATAATTTAATAATTGCTCACCAAGAAGTTGTTGTTGGTATAATTGTTTTGTAGACAATCTTATAGACTTACCTTGAATAGGTAAAATCCAATAAGGCTCTGGATAAGAATTTACTTTTAATAGTTTACCTACTTCAGGCATTGCTTCATTAGACCCAATACCTAATTTACGTTTAACACATTCTGATGAGACACAATGCATTCTAGCAATAGATGTTTTACATTTATAAGCATATTCTTTATTCTCAACTCCCTTAAAAATATTTTGTAATTCTTTTGGGTGCAGTGCCTCTGAACAAACTTTAGTCATCATGTTTCTAGTCCAGTCTTCATACATAACAGGATCGGGATTTACTTTTTTTGCTAAAACAGCAACATTAAACATAGCATCATTTCTTCCTTCTCCTTTTTGAACTTTATTTTTCATAAAATTAACTACACAGGGAGGGTAATCTTTAGTTTCATCGTCCTTAAAAATTTTTAACTTTTTAAAAGCATCAGGTGTTAATCTAAATTTTAGAACAAATTTATATAAATCTTCAATCTTAACTGAATTGCCTTCATCATCCATTGCAACTCTTGTAGGTGTTTTTGCTTTTTGGTAAGGTAAATTTACAAAATTTCCTTTTCTTTTATCATCCCATTTTTCAGGAGTTAAATCTACTTCGTCTTGAGCAGGAAAAATATCTGTAGTGGTATCGTTAATACCTAAGTCAGAAGCTATCTCAATTAATTTTTTTCTCATTGAAGATGCAGCTATTACACCTTCAATGAATAAAATCAGATGGAGTCCGTTGGATTTCGATCTGAAGGGTACGAGTGGGTATTTCCTTTTCCGAATTGTCGATATAACTTCCTTATGCTGTATATTATAACGATCAACATCGATGACCCCCCAACTGCATGTATTATCGTCTCTAATTGGAACTGATCCATAGTAAGCCTCTCCTTTTAAATGTTTTGCCCAATGATCTTTAGTCATTGGTTTAGGCTCAACCCAATGTTTAAATTCAGCTTTACCTTTAGAATTTTTACTTCCAGTAGGTGCTGAACATCCAAAATATGTAGGTGAACCCTGGAAGAGTTCTATAAACTCCCCCAGGGTCTTGTCAAGTAGGTCCATGTTAGAATGGCGTTTTTTCTACTTGTTGATCTTCTTTTTTGTGGTTAGTTCTTATCGCTCCTTTTTTACATGATTCATAAAAATCAAAAGCAGCTTTTATTGTTTCATCGCTTTCCACCTGACCCAGATGTTCAATCTCCCAACCATACCAAGAACCTAAATTGTTTTTTTCTAAAACAGTTTTAAGTAAATATTGTTGAGTAAATGGCGCAGGTCTGAAAAAACCTTTACCATCTTTTTTCTTTGCTCTGAGTGACATCATCATTGAATTCCACTTTTTAGATTTTTTTCTTTGAGTAGATTTCATAGTGATCATAGCAGTAGAAGACTTCTCTGGCTCAACTACTAAAACATAGTGTGAGGCAGTCTCTTCTACATAGTTACCATTTTCAAGACGATCTTTACCATCATCGCCTCTTGTTGTTTTACTCATAATATCACTATCACTTGAGTAAACATTAACAGGAGCAACAGCACCTTTTTCTCTGTCTTTCCATTCGATGTACTCCAACTTATAGAAACAAGGAATAACTTTCATTCCTTCCGCTCCATTATAAAGTTCATCGGTCACAGTGTTGTAGATCATTCCTGGTCTTGCTTCAGTTATAAACTGGCTATCTCCTTGTGTGACTTGTGGAGATAATTGTCCAAGAACTTTAAGAAATGGTAATGCTAGACTTTTTGAATCTACATTATCAAATCCTTCGTCGGCAAATTGCTCAATGTTAAAATCAGCAACTGCACCGGCTTGTTTTTTAATCGCTACTTCGTCCGATTGTCCGTCTTTTATTTTCATATGTTACCTATTATTTGTTGGTTATTTTCGTTTTATTTGCGATGTATACTCCGAACAAATCAAAAGGAAGTTCTTTACCTTCTTCGACTTGCTCTTTAACAAAAGCCTTAAGAGTCATAGGCTCAACTTTTTCTTTTTTATTATAGTTGAATCCATGTTCTTCACAGACCTTTATTAATTCAGAGACCTGGTTGTCTTGCCCTCTGTTGAATGAAGCAGTAACAGTGTTCTTAATAATATCTTCGAACCCCTTACCTCTCAACCAACTGAAAGCTTCGTCAACACGTGATTCAGGAATTTTTGCTGCATAAAAAGGTTTTACTTCTACAGTAGAACCATCACTTAATTTCAACAAAGATACACCTGCTTCCTGCATCATCTCTGGAATTATTCTCTCTTCTAAATCTCTTCCTTGATTTTTTAAGACAGA